TATAATGAAGACGGTAATGTAGAAAAAGGAGAATATGATGTTGTTTTAATTTAATAATTTTACTCAAAATAATAAAAATTGATATGCGATTATCAAGTTTATATTACTAAATAAAAGAAGTAATATGAATACAAATACTTCAAACGCTGAAAATACTTATGATATTAAAACTTTAATTGAAGAAAAAAGTTCAGTAAATAAAAGTTTAATTAAAAAAGAAGAAAATACAGCAAATATTAATAATAATGAAAATAGTATTTTAAAAGAGTATTATGCACCATTGAAATATCAACATTTTCACGATGAAACATTGTAATCTCTATAAAAATCTCAAAAAATAAATAATACTTTATACTAATTATCTAAATTAAATATTTTTTCATATTTTCTTCTTCAATCGCAATAATATTATTACGAGTTTCGAGTACTTTAGTTATATTTTTATAATATAGGAACTTTTTATATTTATTTATTGCATTACGAAATGATATATATTTATTAATATTTTTAATATATATCAAAAACTCTTTTTTCTTCATCTATATATATCTATGAGAGTAATTTTGCAAAAACTCTTCAAAAATTATTTTTTATTATTAATATCTTTCATTTTATATAATAAATATCCAATAAATCCTGAAATACAAATTAATAATGGTTCATTCATTTCTATAATAATTATTATTAACGAAAATGAAATCAATTTTTATTAATAATAAAAATAAAAATTGATATTTAAGAATATATTAAATATATTAAATACCTATTATTGTCCGAGACAATGATTTCTAACAATTGCTGGGATATTCTTGACACATATTTTGAAAAAGGCGGTTCGCAAGAATCTTCAAATCCCCTTGTAAAGCATCAAATTGATAGTTATAATAAGTTTTCAGATCATACATTAGGACAAATTATAACGGGTTTTAATCCTATCAAAGTCAAACTTACAAATCCTAAAAACGATATGCCTCCTCCAGATAATACTTATAATATTTCAATTAATATTCTTCAACCAAGTATTACAAAACCTAGTTATCAATTGCCAGATGGAACACAAAATATTATGACACCTTATATTGCTCGTATGAATAATATGTCGTATTCTAGTGGTGTTTATGTAAATGTTCATGTAATAACTGAGGTTACTTACAAAAATGGAATGACAGAAAAATTTGATAAAACCGTTAATGGAATATATATTGGAAAAATTCCTATTATGGTTCGTTCTAAACTTTGCGTATTAAGTCAAATGCAAGGAATTTGTGAAGAAAATAATAATGAATGTATATATGATACTGGAGGATATTTTATTATCAATGGTAATGAAAAAGTTCTTATTTCACAAGATAGAATTAATGAAAATAAGACACTTGTATTTCATCCTAATAATAACAGTGAAGGATTATATGCAGAGATTAGATCTATGTGCGATACTACATATTTGCCACCAAAAACTACAAGTTTCAATATGAGCGGTAAATTAAATCATATGGGTCGTATTATTCGTATAAATACATCATTTATTAGATCGGAGGTTCCTATCTTTGTTATATTTCGTGCTCTTGGTATTATTAGTGATAAAGAAATTATTCATCACATTATTTATGATACAGAACAGGAAAAAAATCAACGTATCATAAATGAATTAATGGCATGCTGCGAAGATGCTTGTGATATCAAAACACAGGAAGATGCTGAGAATGTCCTTATTAAAATAATGATTGGTTCAAATAAGAATAATGAACATTCTGTTAACAGAACATTGCTTCAAAATAACTTGAGAAACGACTTTCTTCCTCACGTTGGAAAAAATTATAGAAGAAAGGCTCTTTATGTAGGTTATGTTATTCGTAAAATGATAAGAATCTATTTAGGTTATGATAATTATGATAACCGCGATTCTTATATTAATAAAAGAGTTGATACACCCGGAGTTCTTATGAGCAATTTATTCAGACAATGTTATGGAAAAATGACGAAAGAACTTAAAGTTGCGATTGAAAAAGAATTAAATTTGTGGAGAGGAAATACTAATACTCCTATTGCTAATATTATTTCAGATATTAGTATTCACAGATTTTTCAAACAATCTCTTTTAGAATCATGGATTAAATATTCATTATCAACTGGTAATTGGGGTATTAAAAGTATTGGTAGTTTTCAAAATATTAAACAAGGGGTTTCGCAAGTTCTTAATAGAATGTCGCATGCGAGTACACTTTCACATTTGAGGAGAATTAATACAGCAATGGAAAAAAATGGAAAATTAGTTCAACCAAGAAAACTTGATAATTCGCAAATTGGAATGATATGTCCGGCTGAAACACCAGAAGGAAGTTCGGTTGGTTTAGTTAAAAATATGGCTCTAAGTACAAATATCTCAATTTTAATGAATAGTTCTCATATTCGCACAGTTATAGTTGAACTTGGGGCTATAATATACGATGATTCATATAATTCTAATTCTTCTGACAAATACTCTATTGACTTTCTAAAAAATATGGGAGATAAATATAATGTCTATATCATGATTAATGGTGATATTATTGGATATCATAACAATCCGGATGAATTATATAGAAAACTTAAACATTATAAAAGAAGTGGTGTAATTCATCCCATGACATCTATTGCGTGGAATATTCAAAAGTCTAATATTATTATTAGTACTGAAGCAGGTCGTATGTATAGACCTTTGTATATCGTAGATTATGATCCTATTTTAAAAAGACGTGTTCTTCGCATTGAAAGAATTCTTAAAAGAAAAAATATTAAATGGGAAGACTTCATAAATGATAAACATTTTGATTATTTTATTGTACCTAATGAAAATACTAAATATCCAGATGATCCAGAATCTTATCTTGATGAAGAAGGTTTCCTTGAATATATGGATTGTGACGAAGTTAATCATTCTATGATTGCTACATTCCCAATTGATCTTGAAGAAAGTATTAAAGGAACAGCATTACCACCTTGTTATACTCATTGTGAAATTCACCCTAGTTTAATGAATGGTATTCTTGGTGTTAATATTCCATTTAGTGATCATAATCAATCACCGCGAAATTGTTACCAATGTATCAATCAAATGGAAAAAGTATATTTGTCAAATGGTAATTTTAAACATATTAAAGATATTGTTGTTGGAGATAATGTTGTTTGTTTTAATCCTGAAACAATGGTAACAGAAAATACATATGTCGTTGCTCATTATAATAGGGTTACTGATAAAAAAGTTTATAATGTTACTACTATTAGTGGGCGTACATTAATTGCGACATATGATCATAAGTTTATGACTGACGAAGGTTGGGAAGTATCAGAAAACTTCAATTCTTCAAAAACTAAATTGGGAATATATATCAGATCTTATCATTCAAGAGCAAATCTCATAAAATTTGCTATTAGTGAAGATATAGTAGATTTATCTAAATACGATTACGGTGATAATAAAAATATTTATAAAGATTTATCATTATATCCTTTACATAATAATAACGAAAATATTAATTTGATAGCTCGTGTAGCTGGATGTTATATTGTTAATCAAGGTAAAAATATTGGAACAAATATTGATGATTATATCAGAGATATTTCACAAATTGGTTTTGATAAATATAATATTTATGATACTAATTATATTATATTTATCAATCATTTATGTGATAATATTTCATGGATTAATAAATGTTCTAATATTACAAAGCTTAATTTTGCTTCTTCGTATTTATCATGCAAGTGTTCAAATATCGCAAATTTAAATAGTTATATTGAAACATTATTATCATTAGATAATAATGTTTGTAATACTGAATCTGAAAATATTATTAAAGAGATTCTCATTTATAATAATATTACCGATATTAGCAATATATACAAAATATCTAATTATTATGAAAGAATTGGATGTTGTTATAACAAGGAACTACACATTGAATTAGCAATTAATAATGAATATAATTTCTATAAAAATTACTTTAATGATATTAATAAAACATTAGTATATAAAAATATTGATAGTTGGAAACAAGTTGTTTATGTTAGAGGTGACTTATTATTTGTACCATTTCATAATAGAAGTACAAATAATAACAATAAAATATCAGATATTACAGTTAATAGCGAAAGTCATAGTTTTATCGGTGGCAATTCATTTGCTATAAGTAATTGTGCTATGGGGAAGCAAGCGCTCGGTATTTATTCAAGTAATTTCAATAAAAGAATAGATACTATGGGAAATATTTTGAATTATCCACAAAAGTCTCTTGTATCTACAAAATTATCAAAATATACAATGGCTGATAAACTTCCTTCCGGTGTTAATGCTATAGTTGCAATAATGACACATACAGGATTTAATCAAGAAGATAGTATTATGGTTAATCAATCGGCTTTGGATAGGGGATTATTTACAAGTACTTATTACAAAGCAATTCGTGACGTTTGTAATAAAAATCATAGTACCGGAGAGGAAGAAATATTTACAAACCCTGTTAATAAATCTGAACAAAAACCATATTCTTATGATAAATTGGGAGAAGATGGTTTTGTTAAGAAAAATACACATATAACTGGAAATGATATTATTGTAGGTAAAGTAATGCCTAAAAAAATTAATGGTGAAATAACGTATGTTGATAATAGTATAACTATGAAATCTAATGACGATGGTTATGTTGATATGAATTATAACGGTATTAACAGTGAAGGTTATAAGTTTTGCAAAGTTCGTGTTCGAAAAAACAGAAAACCAGAAATTGGTGATAAATGTGCTAGTTGTAGTGTGTAGAAAGGAACTATAGGTATGACATATAAACATCAAGACATGCCTTATACTAAAGATGGTATTGTTCCGGATATTATTATGAACCCTCATGCTATTCCTTCGCGTATGACAATAGCACAATTAATGGAAAGTATTATGGGAAAAGCAAGTTGTCATATTGGTGCATTTGGAGATTCAACACCATATAATGATTGCTCTGTAGAAGATATTGCTAAAGTTTTAGAAAAGTCTGGGATGGAAAGATATGGTAATGAAATAATGTATAATGGTCGCACAGGAGAGCAAATTAATACTGAAATATTTATCGGTCCTACATATTATCAAAGGCTTAAACATATGGTTTCTGATAAGGTTCATTCGCGAGGTTCCAATGGTCCTATTGTTATGCTAACAAGACAACCTAGTGAAGGCAGAGCACGTTCTGGCGGTCTTCGTTTAGGTGAAATGGAAAGAGATTGTTTCATAGCACACGGTACAGCTAACTTCTTAGCAGAAAGAATGTTACATGTATCAGATAATTATCGTGTATTTATTTGTAAAACTTGTGGATTACATGCAAATGTAAATACTGAAAAGAATATTTATAATTGTAAATATTGTAAAAATAAT